GACATTTACACGAATTATCGATGCAAGCTTTGCAAGATATAAGATTGGATTAACAGGAACGATGGAACGAAAAGATGGCAAACATGTTATATTTCGAGACTATTTCTCTAACACGGTGTTTAAACCACCAAAGGAAAACTATCTTGTGCCACGAGTTGACGTTGTACCGTCAGGTATAAGGTTTCCTGATGGGGCGCACACCCCATGGGCAAATCGAATCAACGCTATTGCGTATAACTTTGAGTATCAAAATCAGATTGCGCTACTTGCTGCGAATTATGCGGCAAGAGGACACAAGGTGTTGGTTGTGAGCGACCGAGTTGACTTTTTAAAAAATTGCGAAAAACTTGTAGGAGATAACGCAATCTGCGTAACAGGAAAGATTCCTCATGAGGAGCGACCTGCTATGCTACAACAAATATTTGGAGAAAAAGATATACTATTTGGAACACAATCCATTTTTAGTGAAGGAATAAGTTTAGATTGTCTAAGCTGTCTTATTTTGGCAACACCCGTGAATAATGAACCTTTACTAACACAGTTAGTAGGTCGTATAATCCGAATACATGATGGAAAGAAGCAACCAATCATCGTTGATATACACTTAGAAGGTCGTACAGCAAGACGGCAGGCAAGTGCGAGAATGGGTTACTATATAAAGCAGGGCTATGATGTTAAATCGATATAACATTGGAAAAATAGTTCTTGACAAGCGGTATATTTTTTGATATAATGATACTCTATAATTGGAAAAAGATTAAGAGAGAGGCAAATAGTAAAGTATCAGACATACTTACTATCCTTCATATTCTAACTTATCGACTGCCCCCAGTCAATAAAAATGACAGAATATACAAGTATTGGCAAAAAAGTTTTCACGGAACTAGTTTCCTTGTCAATCCTGAACCCTTATTTATCCAACGAAGATTGTATTCAGACAAAGAGATTGCGCAGTATGCAGGTATCGCATCGCTGCGCAGTCTGTTCCATTACAATACTACAAAAGATACCACCCTGGACTTGCTGCACTATAATGGTAAGCAAGAAATAATAAACAACAATAGATTACTTTGGATTGAAGATGATAAAATACATTTTAAATTTGAAGAAATCACTAGCCTAAAGGAGTTAGAATGGCATTAAAATTTAACGAATCAAAAGGTGAAGCAGTCAAAAGTAAAATTGACAGTTACCAATATGTCGAAGGAGACAATAAAGTTAGAATGGTAGGCGATATCTGTGCAAGATATGTCTACTGGTTAAAAGGTGAGAACGGCAAGAACTTACCTTTCGAATGTCTATCATTTGATAGAGAAAAGGAAGTATTTAATAACCTAGAAAAAGACTGGGTTAGAGAGTATCACCCCGAACTAAAATGTGGTTGGTCGTATGCAATACAATGTATACATGATGGCAAAGTAAAAGTATTAAACCTCAAGAAGAAACTAATGGAGCAAATTAAAGTTGCTGCAGAAGATTTAGGTGACCCTACAGACCCAGAAGCTGGGTGGGACGTCTACTTTAAAAGAGTTAAGACTGGACCTATGGCATATAATGTAGAGTACCAACTACAAGCATTAAAATGCAAACCAAGAGCACTCGATGAAAATGAAATGGAATTGATTGCAGAATTAAAATCTATGGACGAAGTGTTACCTAGACCTACTCCAGACGCTCAAAAAGAGCTTCTTGATAGACTAAGAGCAGGTTCCAGTAACAGCGACGAAACTGCAGCTGAGGAGTTTGATGTCTAATGATGATAGGAGTTGGAGAACAGTTTCCACATACTTCATTAGAGGGCACTTGTGGAGGTACAATAGATGGCTTTTACACAGGAGATAAAGTTTTAGAATGGCAAGTAATTTTCTTTTATCCAAAAGATTTTACTTTTATCTGTCCAACAGAAATTGCAGCGTTTCAAAAAGTTGAAGAACTAGAAGGAGTAAATGTATTTGGGATTAGCCCAGATAATGAGTACTCCCATTTAGCATGGATAGAATCTAATAAACTATTAGAAGATATTAGATTTCCATTACTTGCAGACTCAGGTAATATGTTAGCTGAAGAATTAGGAATTGTAAGTAATGAGAATGTTCCATATAGAGCTACTTTTATAGTAGACCCTAATGGTATTATTCAACATATTTCAGTAAATGCACTTGACACAGGAAGAAATGCAGATGAAGTCGTTAGAACTGTTGAAGCATTACGAGCTGGTGGCTTAACTGGCTGTGAGTGGCAACAAGGAGACGAATTCGTAGCATGATTTTATTTACCGCTGATTGGCATATAAAACTTGGACAAAAGAATGTTCCAGTACCCTGGGCTTGCACTCGATACAAGTTATTCTTTCAGCAGGTAGAAGAAGCTATAGAAAAGCACGATTGTAAATTACATATCATTGGAGGGGACTTGTTTGACCGAGTTCCCTCAATGGACGAGCTAACTCTATACTTTGACTTTATAAAGCAATGTAGTATTCCGACTATAATTTTTGATGGTAACCATGAGGCTACTAAAAAGAATACTACATTCTTTACTAATCTGAAAAGAGTTACGAATGAAATAAATCCAGAAGTAGTCATAATTGATGAATTTTATGAACACCCAGATGGTTACTCAATATTACCATATGCTGACTTACATAAAAAAGAAAGCATAGAAAGTATTAGAACAGACTACTTATTTACTCATGTAAGAGGAGAAATACCCCCTCATGTTGTACCTGAAGTAGACTTAGAAAGATTTAGTAAGTTTAAAACTGTATTTGCAGGGGACTTACATGCACACAGCAATACGCAAAGAAATATAGTATATCCTGGTAGCCCTATGACTACAAGTTTTCATAGGAATGAAGTACAAACAGGATATATAGTAATAGATACAGATTGGAGTTGGACTTGGCATGCATTTGATTTGCCACAGCTATTAAGAAAAACAGTATCAAGTCCTGATGAAATGGTACAAACAGACTTTCATCATACAATCTATGAAATAGAAGGAGATGTGGCAGACTTAACGGGAATAGAAAACTCAGAGTTACTTGATAAGAAAGTATTAAAAAGAAAAACAGAAGCAACTTTAATGCTAGAAAAGGAGATGACAATAGAAGAAGAATTAAATGAGTATCTGAGTTATATATTAGAATTAGATGAAGATAAAACTAAAAAAATTATAGGAGTGTTTAGTGATTACTCTAAAGAAGTTGAAGTGGAATAACTGCTTTAGTTATGGCGAAGGAAATGTACTAGACTTAAATGAAAGTATAGTAACTCAACTTGTTGGAACAAATGGAGCAGGAAAATCTTCTATACCTCTTATATTAGAAGAAGTATTATTTAATAAAAACTCAAAAGGAATTAAAAAAGCAGATATAGCTAATAGAATTAATAATAAAGGTTATGAGATAACTTTGGAGTTTGATGTAAATGAAGATGAGTATAAAATTGATGTATTGCGTAGAGCATCGATTAAATGTAAATTGTATAAAAATGGAGAAGATATATCTAGTCATACAGCTACAAATACTTATAAAACAGTTGAAGAAATTCTTGGATTAGATTTTAAAACTTTTACTCAGATTGTATATCAAAATACTAATACTAGCTTACAGTTTTTAACTGCAACTGATACAAATAGAAAGAAATTTTTGATTGATTTATTACAACTAGAAAAATATGTAAAGTTCTTTGAAATTTTTAAAGAAAACTCACGAATTTTATCTGGAGACATTTCTCACATACAAGGGAAAATTGATACAATCATTAAGTGGTTAGATGACAACAATTTGGAAGCACCAACTATACTATCGAAATTAGAATTACCAAAAATCTCAGAAAAAGACTTAGAGCAATTAAGTTTATTACAAGTAGAATTTAAAAATATCTCTGAAATTAACCGAAAAATAAATCAAAATAATTTCTATAAAACTGAGCTGGCTGCGATAGATTTAAGTAAATACTCAAATGAAGGAAATCACTTATTAGAGTCTCGACAAGATTATGATAAAGATTTAGAAGAGTTAGGAAAGTGGCAAGCAATATATAATACTCCACTCCTAGAAGGTACAAGTGAAGAAGTTTGTCCAACTTGTGGTCAAGAAGTAGACCAAGACTTATTACAAGAAATATGGGAAAAAGAAGAAGAAAGGCATACACAAGCATTTAATTACATAACAAAGATAAAAGATACAATTAGTCATAAAAAAGAAGTAAATAAAAAAATAGAAGAAAAACAAAAGCAAGAACGAAGATTTAAAGAATTATTTAGTAGTATTGACCAAACTTTACCTGCTGAAATAAGAGATGCAGATGAACTACAAGCAAAAATAGAAATGTTAGCAGAAAAACTTGACAATGAACAAAAAGAAATAGAATATGTAATAAATGAAAATGAAAGCAGAGAAAGACATAATACGAGATTACAAGTAATACAAGAACAGATAGGTGAGTTTCAAAAAGAATTAAGTATCCACGAAGAAAAATTAGAAACCGTAAAAGATAGATTAGCAAGTATAGATATACTTAAAAAAGCATTTAGTACAAATGGTTTACTTGCATATAAGATAGAGAACTTAGTAAAAGATTTAGAAGAACTCACTAATGAGTATTTAGCAGAATTATCAGACGGAAGATTTAATTTACAGTTTGTTGTAACAAATGATAAATTAAATGTAGAAATAGACGATAACGGCAAGGCAGTAGAAATACTGGCATTGAGCGCAGGAGAGCTAGCAAGGGTAAATACTTCAACTTTGTTAGCAATACGAAAACTTATGAGTAGCATTTCCAAATCAAGAATAAATGTATTATTTCTTGATGAGGTTACAAATGTACTTGATGAAGCAGGAAAAGAAAAAATGGTAGAGATATTATTAGGAGAAGAAAACTTAAATACATACATAGTATCTCACGGGTGGACTCACCCATTATTATCAAAAATTGAAGTGATAAAAGAAAATGAAATTAGTAGACTAGATGGTTAGTAGTAGACAAAAAGGATTACGAGCAGAGAAGCAAGTAATTCAAACTCTTACTAGAGAAACAGGATTGGAGTGGGAACAAACTCCAGGTTCAGGAAGTGGAAAAATAAAAGGAGACTTAAGAGTTCGTGGAAAACACAATCTCTTTTGTGTCGAAGTAAAGTTTTATAGAGATACAGAGTTTAACTCTAAAATATTTACTTCCAGAACTAATAATTTTAATAAGTGGTGGTCAAAACTTATAAGACAAAGTCAAGATATGAAACAAGAACCACTTCTTATTTTTAAAGAAAATTATGGAAAATGGTATGTTTCTACAGTAAGAAAACCACAAAACTATAAAAGATATATGCATATAGCATGGCTAGGGGCATATGTATTACTACTAGACGACTGGTTAGAAAAAGAAGAGGTAAACTGGACAAATGGCGATTACATTCTCAGACCTTGGGAACCGTGCTCCGACTGGGAACTTGCTGATAGTTGATGGACTAAATATAGCATTTCGTTGGAAACATCAAGGAAAATTAGATTTTAAGTACGATTATATACGAACTGTAGAATCTTTAGCAAAGTCTTATAATGCAGGTACAATAGTTGTACTTGCAGATGGAGGCAGCACTTTCAGGAAAAAAATATATCCTGAATACAAGGCAAATAGAAAAGAAAAATATGCAGAACAAAGCGAACTTGAGCAAAAAGAGTTTGAAATGTTTCTTGCAGAATTTAATAATACACTAACAGCATTAAGAAATAAAGACTATCCTGTATTTAACTTTAGAGGAGTTGAGGCAGATGATATTGCAGCTTATATAGTTAAACACCGAACAAAATTTGGTTATGACCAATGTTGGCTAGTATCTTCTGATAGAGATTGGGATTTATTAATTGATGATAATACATCTCGATTTTCTACTGTAACTCGTAAAGAAACAACAGTAGATAATTGGGACGAACACTATGATTTTCCTATGGAAGATTATATCACTTACAAATGTTTAGTAGGAGATAAAGGAGACAATGTTCCAGGTGTTCAAGGAGTTGGTCCAAAGAGAGCTGTTACTCTTATGGAACAATATGGTACAGTTTTTGACATATATGATTCTTTACCTTTAGAGGGAAGATACAAATATATACAGTCTGTAAATGAAATGGGAGAGCAGTTACTATTAAATGTTGAATTAATGGATTTAATAACTTATTGTGACGAGGCTCTAGGAGAGAAAAATACACAAGTAGTAGATTTAGAATTATCGAGGGTATTAAATGACAATTAAAATAGATTATAGCAAAGATAAACTTTTTGATGAGTTTAGTATGCGAACTCTAGAAGATAGATATATGGTGGCAGACGAAACAAGTCCACAACAAGCTTTTGCTAGAGCAGCAAAGATTTTTTCTGATGATGATGACCATGCACAAAGATTATATAACTATGTAAGTCAACATTGGTTTATGTTTGCAACACCTTTATTATCAAATGGAGGGACTGAGCGGGGTCTACCGATTTCGTGCTTCTTGAACTATGTTGATGATAGTAGAGAAGGTATTACTGAACATTACACAGAAAATGCTTATCTTTCATCTTTTGGTGGAGGTATAGGTGGAACTTGGAGTGATGTTCGTGCTCAAGGTACAAAAACATCAAAAGGCTCAGAAAGTACAGGAGTTATACCATTTATGAAAGTAGTTGATGCAGAAATGTTGGCTTTTTCACAAGGTATAACAAGACGAGGCAGTTATGCTTCATACTTACATATGAGTCACCCCGAGATTGAGGAGTTTCTTGATATAAGAAAACCAACAGGCGGGGACACAAATCGTAAGTGTTTAAACTTACATCATGGTATAGTAATTCCAGATAAATTTATGGAGATTATACATAGAGCTACTAAAGAAGAAGGCTTTGATGATAGTTGGGAACTTATTGACCCACACTCAGGCGAAGTCAAAAAAGTAGTATCAGCAAGAACACTATGGGTAAAATTATTGCAGAATAGAATGGAAACAGGAGAACCATATCTCATGTTTGAAGATGCAGTTCAAGCAGACTTACCTGACTTTCAGAAAAGAAAAGGATTGAGAGTAAATCACTCGAATCTATGTTCTGAAATCACACTTGCTACAAATGAGGAAAGAACAGCAGTATGTTGTCTTTCTAGTGTAAATTTGGAATATTATGATGAATGGAAAAAAGTTCCAGCATTTATTCCAGATTTAGTAAGAATGTTAGATAATGTTCTAACATACTTTATAGAAAATGCTCCTGATTCACTTGAAAGAGCAAAATATAGTGCTTTTAGGGAGAGAAGTGTTGGATTAGGTGCAATGGGCTTTCATGCATATCTACAAAAAAGTAGAGTTCCTTTTGAAGGAGTCTTTGCTGCAGGTATAAATGATGAGATATTTTCTCATATAAAATCAGAAGCCCAAAGAGAAACAGAACGACTTGCAGTAGAACGAGGGGCTTGCCCAGATGATGATACTTGCTCTGTAAGAAATGCACATCTATTAGCGATAGCTCCAAATGCAAGTAGTTCTATTCTTTGTGGAAACACAAGTCCAAGTATAGAACCTTTTCGTGCAAATGCATATACTCAGAAAACTAAATCTGGGTCACATTTACACAAAAACAAGTTTTTAGAAGAAGAACTAGAAAAGGTTGGAAGTAATGATGAAAATACTTGGAAAAGTATAGTTGCAAATAAAGGTAGTGTGCAACATCTTGATGTATTATCTAATAATATAAAAGAAGTATTTAAGACTGCAGTTGAAATAAATCAGTCTTGGATTGTAGAACACGCTGCAAGCAGACAACAATACATTTGTCAGTCTCAAAGTGTTAATTTATTCTTTCCGCCTGATGTTAATAAAGGAGATTTACATAATATTCATATGTTAGCATGGGCAAAAAATATGAAAACATTATATTATTTACGAAGTGAAGCAATATCAAGAGCTGATAATGTTTCAAATCAAATAAAAAGAGAGATAATTTTTGAACAAGAAGATTGTCTAAGTTGCGAGGGCTAATATGTTATTAAAAGAAAGAGAATATTATAAACCTTTTAAATATCCGTGGGCATTTGAAAACTATAAAAAGCAACAACAAATGCATTGGTTACCAGATGAAGTACCATTACAAGATGATATAAAGGATTATAAAGAAAAACTAAGTGAAGGCGAAAGAACATTACTAGATAATATTTTTAAGTTCTTTACTCAAGCAGATGTAGATGTATGTGGAGGCTATGCACACCACTATTTACCTACATTCAAACAACCAGAAGTAAGAATGATGCTAGTTGCATATGCAGCTATGGAAGCAGTCCATCAAGAAGCATATTCTCTTCTATTAGAAACTTTAGGTAAATCAGAAGATATGTATCAAGAGTTTTTTGATATACATGCCATGATGGAGAAACATGAATACTTACAAGACTTTAGTATGAAAACTCCTTTTGATATGGCAAAAACAATGGCAGTATATAGTGCATTTACAGAAGGAGTACAACTATTTAGTAGTTTTGCTATTCTTCTTAATTATCCTAGACATAACTTAATGAAAGGAATGGGACAGATTGTTACATGGAGTATTCGTGATGAATCATTGCATGTAGAGGGTTTGTCAAAACTATTTAGAACTTTTATGCAGGAAAATCCTGAGTTATGGACTGATAAGTTAAAATATGAGATATACTGTGCAGCTGAGAAAACTGTGGAACTAGAGGATAACTTTATTGACATTTGTTTTGATAAAGCTGATGTTCCTGATTTAACAGCAAAAGAAGTAAAAGAATATATTAGATACATTGCAGATAGAAGATTATTAGCTATCGGAATGAAGAAGATATTTCATAGTACTGAAAACCCATTACCTTGGATTGATATGCAAGTTAATGCAGTTGAGCATACCAACTTTTTTGAGAACCGTGCTACTGAGTATGCTAAGGCTAGTACACAAGGAAATTGGCAGGATATATTTAAATGAGTACTCAAGTAGACCAAGAGCCAGTTTTAGTTTTAGATGGAAAAAAGTATATAATTGATGACTTATCAGACACAGCAAAGTATCTTTTAAGAAATATTGATGATGTACAACAACAATTAAATAGTCATCAGATGAAAATAGACCAACTTAATATGTCTAAAGAAGGACTTACTACTAGGTTAAAATCTGAAGTTGAACCTCCAGAAAAAACTGAAGTGGAAGAAAAAGAAGAGGGGGCGTAAGCCCCCTTTTTTATGCTACTTTCAATGGTTTTGAGAGTTCTTCCCAACTGGTTTCATAATCACTATCACCATTAGCGTAGCCCATGACACCCATCTTTTCATACTCAGGCACTAATTCTTCTCGTAGTAAACCAATTCTTTTTAGATTTGGCATGATTCTACTAAATAATATATCTTGAAACTGTGCTTGAAAAATTTCTTTTCTTTGATATTCTTCAGTTTCTTCTATACCCATTCCGTAAGCTTCCCATACATCATAAGGTCGTAGTCTATTTCTACTAACAGTACAGGCTTCAAGAGCAAATTTAGCTCTATCTATTTGTTCTTCTTCAGATAAAGTTTTTACAAAGTCTGTAAGATAATTTATTCCAAAAGTTACATGACGAGCTTCATCTCTAATAATAAGTTCAATCATATTTTTATACACTTCATCAGAGCTAGATTCTTTTGATGTTTGAAAAGCTGCGAGTGCAAGTCCTTCAATTACGACTTGCATTCCAATAAATTTTAAATCCCAACGAGGGTCAGTTAATATCTTATCTAATAACCCTTTCAAAGCTCTGCCAATAGGCCAACTCTTTTTCATACGAGTTTGTAAATATTTGTTAAAAGCTTCTACATGTCTAGCTTCATCAAAAGTTTGACTCGCTGCGTAGAGTTTTGCATTAAATGTCGGCGCACAAGAAGCTAATTGACTTGCAACAAGTAGTGCACCTTGTTCTCCATGTAGAAACTGGCTGAGTGACCAAGCACTTAAATCTCTAAAGAAATCTTTTCTTTTTTCAGTATTCCAAGTTTTGTAAACAGCGTGTCTTTCCCACTGAGAGTTTTCAAACTCAAATTCTTCATCAGTCATACCTTTAAATTCAGGTGTCCAATCTATATCTGTTTCAACATTCCAATTTAATTCTTTACCAAGTTCATAAAGTTTTTTAATACGATTATCTTGAACTGTGTAATCCCAATTATATGAACCTGTTAGAGGAGTTTGAAATATTTCTACTACATCAGTAGGGTCTAAATCTTTTACATAATCTCCATCAAAAAGTCTCACTTCTTGTGGTGTAGATACTTTTTTAATTTTCATTATACATCTCCTTAATTGTAAAATTTTATGTCAAACTCCTTTCGAAGTTTCTTTTCTTGATTTATTCTTTTCCAGAATTTTTTATCTAGTTTTTCTATTTCTTTTAGTTTACTTGATTCTACCATAACCAATCATCTACATTTTCTGCTACTTTAATATATCCTTTTACTTGTTTTATTTCAAGAGTATTTTTATCATAAACTAAACCATAAGTCCAGATGTAGTCGCCTTCTCTACTCTCTGGTATAGGAAAGTCTAATTTATTTTTTGTGCAGTATTCCTTCATTATTTTTGGTGTAGTTGTAAAAAAGACATCATACTCATTTGCTTCTGTGCCATCTTCCGAATATATTTTTGCAAAGTAAGGCTCATTACAAACTGGTAGTTGTGGTCTAGGAATAAATGAGTCTGGGTGTTTTTGATAGTTGCTTGTTTTATCATTATCTCTAATTACTAGTTTTAAATATCTTTTACCTAAGTCTAAATCATATTTAAAACCAAACCAAAAAGCATATTTATAATCAAAATTTGGACATTGGTAATCTGTTAAAAGTTTTTCTATCCAAGTTTTTGGATAATACATATGGTAAACAGTAATAGTATTTTGCGATTTATATGGTGGTCTTATAGTATGATTATCATTATATTTGCCAATAATATTGTTTTCGTTGCTATAAAAATCGTATTCATTTGGAAACTTTTCTTTTATCTTAGTTATTAACTCATCATACTCTTTTTTCAAATTTCCTGTACAACCAACTGAATAATCTTTTTTTACAATTTCTTGATTAACAAAAACATCATCATACATAGCAGTTTTTAAAGGAACAATACTTACTTCTCCCCACCATTCATCTGGAATATCAACTCCTTTTTCTCCGTCTCTCCATGCCCCATTTAAACCTGTTTCATATTCTTCAACACTCCAACTCTCTTTCAAATAATTTATATCTTCATCGTCTGTATATATTCCATCTTCTTTTTCAGTTAGAAGATTATTACTGTCGCTTTTATTAAATTCCCAATAATGCATTTTTGCACTTGTGGGGTGTTTAATAGAAAAAGTTAATCTATTAAAAGAAATATTATTTTCATCTACATCTGGAGTAATTCCTGGAAGACTACTTTCTATAGATTGTTTTTGTAATTTAATTTGAGTCATATTAAGCCTGTTTAAAAGTAATTGTTACTGTTGACCCAGAACCAGCGAATGGTGTAAAAGTATCAGTATTATTATCTGGAGCATTTCCACCTGGAGACCATTGCCATAGACTTGTAGAACCAGAAGTTGAATAAGTAGCATCTGTCCTATTGTAAGTAGTACTACCTACTACCATTTGTTTAAATGATGAATTAGAATTAGAAACATTTGCTGCATTTACTCGAAGTGCTAATTTAACACCTCCATATGGTGCACTTGAAATAGTTGAGTAAGAGGTTCCATAATTATATATTTCAGTAATAGTATTTCCGCCAAAATAGTTAGTAAAAGATGAAGTAGATAAACTTCCAAAGCTTGTAACACTACTATCATAAGAACCGGAGGAATCATAACCTCTATATCTAGTTCTCGTAGTACCTACATATTGTTGAGTGTATGTGCTAGCAGCTCCACCAATAGTCATAGTTAAAGAAACATCTGCCGCTGCTGTTACTGCCGAAGCGCCATAAAAATCTGCAAAGTCTATATTAGTTCCTTGTGTACTATTTATAGTTCTACCAGAAGCTGCTGTTAATCCTCTTATATCCGTATCGTTTAAAGAACAGGTAGTACCACTAGAACCACCTGCTTCAACGTGAATAGCGTTTAAAGTTAATGCTCCACTAGTTGGTAATGCCATTATTTATTCTCTAATTCTTTTACTTTGACGGATAATTCTTTCACAGCTTCAATCAATACTGCTGTCAATCTGCTGTAATCTACAGACTTAGTACCCATTTCGTCATCTGCTGTTAATACTATCTCAGGTAAAATCTTTTCAACTTCTTGAGCTATGACACCAATATTTTCTCTTTCATCTCTAGTGTAAGTGACACCTCGTAATTGTTCTACTTTATCTAAACCATCTTCAAGCGTTTCAATATTATCTTTTAGTCTTTCGTCTGAGTAAGCTGTGACATTATCGTTAAAAGTTGCAGCACCTGCTGCTGACATATCTAGGGTTAGAGCAGTAACTTCTGAACCACCATCATTACCTACAAACAACATATCGGCATCAGAAATTAATGATTCTATTCTTAACCTGTCACTATCATCTTTAAACTGTCCGTACATTGATGAGCCATCAAATAATCTTACTTCGCCATTATCATCAGCACTTAAATCAATTCTTCCACCAGAATCAATAGTGAAATCAGCACTTCCACTTATTGAAGCACTTGTGCCATCAATAGTGATATTATCTACAACTACTCCTGCGTTTGCTGTTACTACGCCATTAAAAGTAGCTGCACCTGCTTCTGACATATCAAGAGTTAATGCAGTTATTGTTGAACCACCATCATTACCCTTAAATAATATATCATCATCTGACCTAATGCTCCTAAAATTAAATGAGCTAGAAGCCATCTCAATCTGACCTATTTGTGTGCCATCATCAGAAAATTTAATGT